GAATTGAATTAGACATCTATTTTAAGACCCTACAACCGCTTGAATTTACTGACTTGACTAACGCTATCAGCGAAGCCGAGATAGAGAAGGAAACGGGCGTTAAAAAGGATATAGAGGAAGAAGTCAAAGAAAAGATAGAAGAACAAATTGAAGATGTAGAATAATGGCAACAGCAATATTTATAAAGAGAAGCGACCTTATTAAGAATACTGCGTTAAGCGGTTCGATTGATACTGATAAATTTATTCAGTTCATTAAGATTGCACAAGAGATACACATTCAAAACTATTTAGGAAGCGACTTGTATGATAAGATTAGTGAAGATATAGTTGCTGGGTCTCTTGCAGGAGATTATTTGGCGCTAGTAAACGACTATATACAACCCATGCTTATTCATTATGCTATGGTTGAGTATCTTCCGTTTGCGTCTTATACTATTGCTAATGGAGGTGTATTTAAGCACAGTTCTGAAAACAGTACTATTGTAGACAAGCAAGAGATTGATTCGCTTATAGCAAAGGAGAGGGATTATGCGGAGTATTATACTCAAAGGTTAATTGACTATTTAAGTTTCAATGCGCCAAGCAAATTCCCAGAGTATTACAGTAATTCTAACGAGGAAATATATCCTGATAAAAACGCTTTATTTAACGGATGGATGCTGTAAGTAAGTACAAACCAAAGAAGGACAACGAAATAAAACTAAAATGTTACTTAAATAAAGAGCAAGATGCCAAACGAAATATATCACAAAAGCAATTGGGGAAACGCTAACGCAGAAGGGTTTGGCGATGTGTACTTTGATGCAGCAGCAACAAACAAGCTGTACAACCACTCTGACTATTACGAGAACTCTGATGGCACAGATAAGATATTAAGGGATATACCTAACAAAGCGAGTATTACGCTTACCCCTACTGCTTATAGTGATGGCTCTATAAATACTGTTATACCTACTGATGGTAATGGCGACTTTGACTTTAGTAGAGGTTCAAGTGCTACACGAGTAAACGAGAAAGGACTTATAGAAAGTATTGCAAGTGGATTACCAAGAATAGATTACTCATCAGGGTTTGGTAGTTTGTTATTAGAACCACAGAGAACTAATTTACTTACTTATAGTGAGGATTTTTCACAAACATTTTGGAAAAAAGGTGCTGGTTTAACAATTACATTAAATAATGCCGTTTCTCCTGATGGAAGTCAAACCGCTACTAAAATTCAAAAAACAAGTCAAGATTATTTGTTTTTAAGAGCATTTTTTGCTCCCGCAATAGTGGGAACATTATCTGTATTTATTAAAAAAGGAAATTATAGATATGTAGGCATAAGAAATAACGAAACAGCGGGAACTACCCATAGTGTATTTGATTTTGACACCGAAACATTCGTAACTACTGCAAGTAATCATTCCTTATCTTTTGTTAAGCACGAAAACGGATGGTATAGATTAATAGATTATGTTAGTGTAGATGATAACAGTAACTATCAAGGTATAGCTATAACAGATGTATTAGGGAATGAAATTAGTACTGATATACCATTAAATTCTTATGTATATGTTTGGGGTGCGCAATATGAACAAAATCAATCCTATCCCACATCCTACATACCAACAAACGGTTCATCAGTAACTCGTTCAGCAGATGCAGCCACTGGCGCAGGAACTTCTGATACGTTTAACGATAGTGAAGGGGTTTTGTTTGCGGAGATAAGTGCTTTGGTTAATGATACAACAAACACAACAAAAGCAATAACAATTTCTCAAGCATCAAACAATCTATTGGGTTTTTATTATTATGAAAGTAGAATTGATGCCTATGTTAGAGTAAATGGCGTAAATCAATTTTTAAAAACTCATTATTTAGACCCTACTATAAACAACAAAATATCTTTAAAATATAAAACAAATGATTTTGCTTTATGGATTAATGGGTTTGAGATAGATACCGATACAAATGGAACTATACCAAGTGGATTAAATCAATTACGATTTGATGATTTTTCTGACAAATTTTACGGAAAAACAAAAGAACTTGCAGTATTTAAAGAAGCATTAACGGATGCAGAGTTGGAAAATTTAACAAGTTGGGTTAGCTTTACAGAAATGGCTACTGATTTAGAATACACATTAGAATGATATACGACAAGGCATCTTTAGTGCAAATACCTAGTGGCTACAAAAGTGGTACACTATACTCTGTTGTGCCTAATACTGCTGATGGGGATTTTACAGTAACAGGAGACCCAGAGGGCGAAGCTACAAGAGTAAACAAAGACGGTCTTATAGAAACCGTAGCAGCTGATGTACCAAGATTAGATTACCCTTTATTAGACGGTGTTGTACAGGATTGCCCTACTTTACTTTTAGAACAACAGAGGTCTAACATATACACATATAGCGAAGATTTAGGTCAAAGCACCACACTTACCAACACAACAGTAGATGAAACAAGTGTTGTATCGCCTGATGGTTCTTTAACAGGTAACAAGATAACGCAAACAAGTGGCGCGTATTTAAGGAAAACCCTAACATCTTTAAGTGGTACGTATGCTTGGTCGTTCTTTGCTAAAAAAGGAGATTTAAGGTATTTGTGCGCAAGAACACTTTTTGTACAAAATGGAACTACACCTTCATACTCAAACAATATTATTGACCTTGACACTAAAACCACAGCTTATAAAGGCACAAGCGTAACAAGTGTATCTATTGTAGAATATCCTAACGATTGGATTAAGGTAGAAATAATAGCAACAGACAACGCAACAGGAAGTGCCGATTTATTAGATTTCTTTTTTACAGACAACGCAAGTTCAACAGCAACAGGCGCGGTAGGTAATGGCTATTTGTGGGGTGTTCAGTTTGAAAGCGGTAGTTATGGAACTTCATATATACCAACAAGTGGCGCAGCTACAAGGACAGTAGATACCTGCGAAATAGCTAGTGGATTAGAAAATATAATAGGACAAACAGAAGGCACTTTGTTTATAGATTTTGAGTATTTATACGAAACCACAACAGATAGTAGTACAGATGCCAATAGGGATATATTTGTTTTGGGCACAGCTTCTGATATAAGCGAGGGTATAAGTATCGACAATTATAGAAGCCAATTTAGGGTATTTGTTCAAGGTAGTGGAATGACTACACAAAGTATTGGTGATAATACTATAGGCACAGCACAACCAAACACAAGGTATAAATTAGTTGTAAAATACAAAACAGGCGACTGCAAGGCGTATTTAAACGGTAGTTTATTAGGAAGTGGAACAGGAACTGTAAGTTTTGCAGCAGATTTAGACGGTATATTTTTCAGTTACAATGATAGTAGCAGGTTGTTTAAAAACCAAAAGAAAGTATATCAACTAATGGTATTCAACGAAGCACTATCAGACATCGAATTAGAAACACTAACAAGCTACACAAGTTTTAATCAAATGGCGAAAGCATTATTATATACAATAGAATAAATTATGGCAAAAACATTTAAATACGGAGCAGGTATATGGGCAACCAAGACAGGTTCGTCTTTAGCTTATAACGACCAAAACGACAATTACAAACCACTACCTTTTTCGGTAACAAGGAATAGTATTGCTACAAGAGTAAACAAACAAGGGTTAATAGAAGTCGTAGGAAAGGATAAATTAAGAATTGACTATACAGATAGTGACAAGGGTGTTGCGCTTTTAGAACCGAGTAGGACTAATTTAGAAACTAAAAGTAATGAATTTTCTACTTGGACAACAAATAGCAATATCACAAGAACTGCTAATTATATTGTATCTCCAGATGGAACACTAAACGGAACAAGATTACAATTTACTGCTAATGGTTTTTGTGCCAATACAATACAAGTAAATACAACGCAATATACTATATCTTGTTACGCTAAAAGAAACGATAGTGGTGCACAAAACGTAGGTTTTTTTATAAATGGTAGTGGTGCGGTAAATAGTGCTTGGGAAATTACAAATGAATGGAAAAGGTTTACATATACTTACACCTCTGGTAATACAAGTTTTGTTGGAATTGCTGGTTTAAGTGGTGCTGATATTTCTGTTTATGGATTTCAATTAGAACAAGGAAGCTATGCCACAAGTTACATTCCCACTTCAGGTTCAACAGTCCAACGCCAATCAGACGTAGCTAACGGAGCAGGAAACGCACAAGTATTTAATGATAGCGAGGGAGTGTTGATGTTTGAGGGTAGTGCTAAAAATGACGCAGTATCTAAAAGAATTAGTATATCGGATGGTAGTTTTTCAAACAGAATTTCTTTAGAT